AGGTTATGCAGAAGGAAGCAAGTTGGCATTGTTTTCTAATGACGCAAGCAGGCTGGCTTATCCTACAGCTTTGTGTGTAAGTAACAGCGAATATACCAGTACAAGCTTAAAGGCAGATTCGCCTTGGTATTGGTGGTTGCGTACTCCATTAGCTTCCTACGACAACTACGTGTACCGCGTCGACTCCGATGGCTACCGCAACTACAGCAACGCACACAACAGCATCGACGGCGTTCGGCCTGCTTGCAATCTTCCTTCTTCAATCTTGGTATCTGATTCGCCAGATAGAGACGGTTGTTATACTATAATATGGTGGACGCCTCCAGATATGGCATTTGACATTAACAATGTCAAAAAGGTATATGATAATGGTTGGTGTAAAGTAAATGGAACATTAAGACAGATAGATAAAGTTTGGACAAAAATAAATGGAGTATTAAGGGAGGTGTAAAGCTTGAAAGTAGTGAAATATGAAATAGATAAAAATATACTTACAGTTGGTTTTGCAGAGAATGATTTTATTGTGTATACACAGTTAGCTTATGATGCTACGAAAACAAAACAGGAATTATTGCAAAAAGCTTATGAACAATGCAAATCAGCTATAGACTATGAAAAAACACAGACAGAACATGCTTTCGCATGGGATGGCATAGGTGGTGAAGAATTTACACCATCTTCTCCAAAAGCAAAATCAATCCAATTTACTGTAGATAAGTCATTTGTACAATTTGAAGCAAATCAAGAAACAGCAGAAATAGCATTATTTACAGATGTAAAAGACCAATATGGTGATAATTATATTGGTAATATAGAGTTTTCAACCACATACGGTAATATTTTAGAAAACACTTTAATTATACCGAGTGTTACTGAATATACCGAAGTAATAATTACTGCAAAAATCGAAGATATATCCGATACAAAAACGATACAGCTATTTCCCTATATTGAACCACAGGTAATACAATTAGAACCGACTATTGAAGATTATTTGCTTGATTTAGATTATAGAATATCTTGTATAGAGTTAGGAGTGTGATAGAATGACAACCTATACGCTATGTAAAACTGTTATCGAGAGAAAAACATATAAAAACAAAGAAGAAATGATGATGAAGCTTGATGTATTTCTTTTAAATGATAGGATAACACAAGAGCAATATAATGAGTTAGTTAATATACTTAATGAACATTAGAGTATTTTTGCGAAACACCTTGCAAGATGTATTTTTTATATCCTGCTTGTCCCCTTTTTATGGTAAAATATAGATAAAAAAGAGGGAATAAGTTATGGATAATAATAACCAAATAGCGCTTGCTATAATAGAGTATATGAAATCAAAAAACATGTTTGATGCAAAAAGTGGTATGGATAAAGCAACTATAGTACTAATGATTTCAAATAAATTAGGCATTGATTACAAGAAACAAGGAGATTTAGTTGAGAATGCTATAGATGATTTATATAAAATGGATATAATAAGATCTAGTGATGACATATATGATGAAAATGGTAATTATGTACGCAAAGAGATAACAGCTACACCAGAGAAATACTATCTAAATTCTGCAAAAATAGAATGACATTAAAGAACTTGCTCAATGCAGGTTCTTTTAATTTTGTGCTATTTTGGAGGTGCGGTATGGATGAAATGATAAAAAATATGATCGACTACATTGAAAAAGCTTTTACGGGAGTAAAACCGATATTTGGTGTAATATTAAGCTTTCTATTTTATATAATGTTTCCTGAAAAAGCTTATATGGTTTCGTTAGGAGCTGTACTCGCAGCTGCTTTCATGGATATAATCACAAGGAACTATAGCATTATAGTAAAGTATGGAGGCTATAGGAAAGCTGTAGAAAGTGGAAAGCTGTTCTCAAAATCACTATGGATAGGAACCGAAAAAAAGATCATGGCATATTTGACTATAGCAATACTTACAGGACTAAGCTATAGGGTAATATACTTGAAAGAAGCAGGAATCTTCTTAGCTTCTTTCGTTTACAGTGTTATGTTTATGCGTGAGTTCCAATCCAACATAGAAAATCTAGTTGAAGCCGGTGCCGATCTGCACTGGCTTTTATTATTCAGCAAAAAGAAAACTAAGGAACTTATGAAACCTTATGAAGAAGTAAAACAAGAAAAGCCTAAAAATAAGGAGAATGAAGATTATGAGCAAAGAATATGACATTATTAATGCTTTGCTTGATCCTAACCCTTATTCAAGGCCTCAATCAAAAATGTTAAGCATTAGAGGCATAGCAATACATTGGGTAGCAAATCCAATGTCTACAGCTATAGGAAACAGAAACTACTTTAATAATCTAAAAAACCAAATTACATCACTAAAGACATATGCAAGCGCACATGAAATTATAGGCCTTGATGGGGAAATAGTAGTCTGCATACCAAAAGACGAAGTAGCTTATCATGTCGGCGCCAAGTCATATACAACTAGAGCAATGAAACTGCTCAATGGTGCACCTAATAGATATCTATATGGTATAGAAGTGTGCCATCCTGATTGGACTGGCAAGTTCAATGATAAGTCATATAAGACATTAGTCAATAGAGCTGCAGATTTGTTGATTGAATTCGATTTGACGCCATCAAAGGATACCATATGGCGTCATTATGATGTTACAGGGAAAGAATGCCCACGATATTATGTACGCAACCCTTCTGAGTGGGACAAATTAGTGGGCGATATTACTCAAAAATACAATGAGAAAGTTGAGGTGTTACTTGTGGCTGAGCTGGCCAAATGGCAAGAAGAAATGGGGATCAAAGCGATTGATAGCCTTAAACAAAAAGGTATTTTAAATAATCCTGAGGAATGGAAGAAAGCTCTAGGTGAGAATGTTCCTCAGTGGTTATTCTGGACCATAATAGATAGAATTACAAAGAAGGAGGATTAGTAATGTACATTGATATAATCACTAATGTTATCATCCCAATATTAGGTGCCATTATCACATATATCCTGGTTCCGTGGATTAAGCAAAAAACAACCAAAGAGCGACGAGAAAATATATATAACCTGGTGAAAATTGCAGTACAAGCAGCAGAGCAGATGGCAGACGCAGGGCTAATTAGTATACCAAAAAAAGATTATGTCATCAATTACCTAGCTAGCAAGGGTATTAATATAGGCATACAAGATTTAGATGTAATGATTGAATCAGCAGTTCAGGAGTTGAATTTAGCAAAAAAGGCTTTGGAATTAGAGTAGCCCATATAGGGATACTTTTTTTATTTTTTGAAAAATTTATCATTGATTAGCATATAGATTCGTTATTTGTTTGTTTATAATGATGTTTTTATTTTTGTTTATATTCTTGATTATAACTATGTTTTGACGAAAAACAAAAATATAAACAACGTTATAAATAAAAAACAAAACATTTTTGAGCAACTATAAAAGCACTTAAATCAATGTTTGCATTAATATCACATTTAGAAATAAACGTTTAAATTTGGGGGGTATAAAATCGCAGGAAAATACCCTTTTTTACCCTCAAAAAAACTATAAAAAATCATAACAAAAATATCTTATAAAATAGCTTTAAATTTTTCCTAAAATTAAGAGCAATTGTGCAAAAAAAAGGTTTTTGGCCTAAAATATAGAATAAAACTTATATACTAATGATGGAGTGGTAATATGGGAGTTAAAAATCGTTTGAAAGAGATTCGGATGCGTGAATATATGATGACACAAAAAGAATTTGCAGAGAAAGTATTAGATATGGACTACCGGCAATATAATAAATACGAAAATGGGACAACTCCTTACGGGGAAACTATGTTATATATTGCAAAGAAACTGAATAAAAAAGTTGAAGATATATTTTACCTGGTCGAAAAATGACCAGGTATTTTTTTTATTTCAAAAAATCAACTGGGACATACATAAAATAGAAAGTTAATAGATATATATTACCATAAGAAAAATTAAGAAAATATTCATAAAGGAGGATAAGAAAAAATATGAAAATTGCTGCAATAGACAATGGTTACTGGGCAACAAAAGTATATACTAAAGCCAAGCAGTTTAGTTTCCGAAGCAAATATGAGAAAGCTTCTGATATGTTGAATCCAAATAATACAATGAGTTTATTCTATGAAGGCACAAACTATATAGTTGGAGAAGGAGCCACAATGAGCAATGTGGATTATGATAAAACTTCAAATGAACTTCATAAGATATGCACATATGCAGCTCTTTCTAGTTTGAGTAGTCGATACGGAACAGATTTTTGTATAGTAGTTGGCTACCCTTTAAATGTTTATATTTCAGGAGCGGAAAGTTTCTCAAATTATCTTTTGACAAAAAGCTATGTTAATACAAAACTAGATGGAGAAGAAAAAACATTCAGAATAATTGATTGTACTGTATTTCCTCAATGTGCTGGAGCTGCTTATGTATATCCAGAAAGGTTTAAAAATAGGTTAGTAGGTATATTGGATATCGGAGGTCTTACTGTTAATGGCTGTATCTTCGATAATCTAAATCTTATACGTGAGTCTATTTTTACAGAAAATCTTGGTAGTATAATACTCAACAATAAAATTAAGAAAGCATTGGAAATAAGATATGGTATGAACATTCAGGACTATGAGATACCAGGAATAATAAAGAATGGATTAAGAAAATATCCGGAGGAATCTGCTGCGATAATTAAAGAAGTAATGATGAACCACGTTGAAGAAATTAAGAGAGTAGCAAAAGTTAACAAATGGAATGTAGATAACTTGGATATTATGTTTATAGGTGGTACCTCAATTACTCTTTATGATCAACTCAAAAAATTATTTCCAAACGGTGAGCTGTCAGATGATCCAGTAAACGATAACGCAAAAGGATTTTATAAAGTAGGAGAGATGATTTATGAGAAAGACTTTTGATATCAAAGATGAAGTTGTTTTGAAGCATTTAGAGAAACAAATGAATCAAACTCAATACATTATATCACTTATAAAAAAAGATTTAAAGAGCAAAGAAGAGATTAATAGAGAAATGATTATAAAAATCATAGAAGAATATCTTGGTGAAAGAATGGAACCAAAAGTAGATAAGCAGGTTAAAAATTCTATAAATAGCATCCTTGAAATGATAAAATAAACCAAATAAAAAAGGCTACAATGAGCCTATAACCGCTTGTATTGCAGCTCCAGCGGCAAGCCGCTTTCGCTTTGCAATAAAGCGTATGCTAAAAAAATTCAAAAAATGCCAGTACAGATGAATTCTTAAAAAAAAGTACGAGCAATAATTTGAATAATCGCACCGGCTATGAATATACCAAATTCTATTGTCATAAAATACACCTTCTTTCTTTGTAGTAATAATTAGTATTTACAGATAAATCAAAAATATGTGAGGGGGTTGTAGTAATGTCATCCATAAAAGATTATAAAAAGCTTAAAGATTTTGCAGTGATGATGAATATTTGTTTTGTTTGCTGTTCTGGAATAGTAATGGCAGATCCAAAGATAGATAAAGCAGGTAATACTATATTAGCTTTATGCAGAAATCTAGGTTATTGGTTATGCATAATAATGTGTACATTAGAGGTACTTAGAAATTTAATGCAGGGAGATACAAGAGGCATTGCAAGAATAATATCAAAATATGCAATGGGGTTTGGAACTTTATATTTCCTTCCTTGGCTGTTTGACTTAATTAAAAGCATATTTAATTAGGGGGCAGAATAATGAATTATATTCAAATCGATAATAATATGCTAATGTATTTTGACTTAATTATGCATCCTACTAAGTTATTTTGGATTGTTTGGGATTTTACAGTCTCTATTTCATATTTTATTTGCTTATACATTTGCATAGTAGCTTGTCTTTTTAATATTGCAGGCATTAAAAACAATAAAGCTATAGCTGGAAGTTTACTGACATATACAATAATTCAACTTACTAACGCAGCCATAAGGGGGAAGTGATGTGAAATTCACTGACTTCGCAAAAATTGCAAGACCAACATATATATATCTGAAGATTATACCAGATAAAAGTATAAGAAACTATAATTCAACTAATATTGCAAAAGCTATGAGCCATATGTATAAAACTATAACAAAAAGAATCAAGAAGGAAGAGAGAAAGCTAATAATTGAGACTAAAGTAAAATGTGTTTATATGATAGAAATACAAAAAAGTGAAGTGAATTTTTATTTTATAATACCACAACAATATGAAACTATAATAAGGGAGAAAATTAGAGAGGTTTGGCCAAGAGTTACAATTGAC